TAAAAGAATTGCGTGTGTTTGGTAAGAAGCGTATGCTAAACTATAGTGTAAGAGATATTACAAAGTCTAATTTAACAAAAAGAGATTATAACTTCTTAGCAAAAACTCCTGAGGACGGACAAATGACAGAATCAAAACTTTATGGCACAAGCCGTATTAGCTACCAAAAAATAGGCGAGGCACGTATTGTAATTAAACACACTGAAGGTGTTAATCAAGAAAGTGCAATAGGACGTACACAAAAAATTGGTAAAATTTATATTGAAAGTGCTGATGGTGAAAGATTCCGTTATCCATTCAAACACCTAAGTGGTGCTAGAGCAATGGCAAGACACGTTGCTGAAGGTGGAAACACATATGATGATTTTGGTAAACATATTGTAGGTTTATCAGAAGAGATGGCAAAATTACGCAAGTTTAAAAACTACATGGGCCGTTCAGCTGTAATGGCAGAAAGCCTAGCAGGGTATGTAGATGTTGTTAAAGAGCGTATTGCTACAGTTAAGAAAACAATTGGATCACTTCAAAAACCAGCATACTATGCAGAAGCATTTGCAGCATTTGAAACACCAATGATGGAAGATGTACCTACAGACGTTGCAGAGAATTGGATTGACCAATTAACTATTAAACAGTTTAACGAAGAACTAGCAGATGTATTTCCATACATTTATAACCTAGTAAGTGAAGCAAGCAAAGCAAAATCACTAGGACCAGATGATTTAGAAGAAGTAGCAGGACCAGACAAGTGTTGGGATGGTTACAAAAAAGCTGGTACACAAAAAGGTACTGGAAAGAACAAAGGCAAGCGTGTAAACAAATGCGTTCCAGAAGAAGCAGAACTAGAGCAAGGCTTTGAAGAAATGATGGGCCAGTTTGCAGAAGCCAAAGACTGCGATGATTGCGGCTGCGCACCTTGCGAATGTGACACAACAGAAGCAGAAGTAAGCGAAGCATATATTAACACAAGTAAAGATGCAGTTGACGTATTAGGCGCACTACGCGGCAAAGGAAAAGCAATTGAACGTGGTCAAGATGACGATCAAGGCAACTTAGCAAATCAGTACGTAAGTGATGTATGGGACGTATATTCATTTATTGAAGCAAGAACAAATGGATTTAGTGGACTAGACAAAAATGCTAAAGCAGCAATCGATGCAATGATGAAACTACGTGGCGAAGCAAAGAAACTAGAAACTGAGCCAGGTTCAGGCAAAAATGCACGTTTTGGTAATGCTATTGTAACTGTATTGTATCCTGTAATGGAATATCTAAATACAACAGACTTTGATAGAAACAGAAAAGAAGACGACACAATGGACGTCAAAATTGATAAAGACGGCGCAATTAGTAAAGATGATGGTCACGAAGAAAAAGAACAAAAGACTCCATTAGGCGAGTTCATCCTATCATACTTTGATAGAGAAAATGGAGCATTTCCAAAAGGCGAAACAGCAGTACTAACAATGGTTGAAAAAGACTACGGCGAAGAGTATATTGAACCAGCAAAGCAGTTTATTGAACAAGTAACTGCAAAGTTTGAAGAGTGGGAAATGCGCACACAGCCACAACAAATGGAAGATGAAGTAGACGAAAACTTTACACAGGCAGCAGCAGCAGCGGCTAGAGCACATAAGTCAGAGTTTGAATATCCTAAAGGATCAGGCAAAATGCACCCTGTAAAGATGAGTAAAGGCACAGCACACGAAATAAACGACGATTATGACAGAATTCGTGAGTTAGCAGGACTACGCTAACCCACTTATAAGTTTTTATGTATTTTCTTTAAAAAAACACTTGACAAGAGTTGTAAATCAGTATATAATTAATACTGTGCTATAACACAAAAAGGCACATGTAGCAATAACGCTACAGAACATAGGCATAACATTGGAGGCATTAACTATGGCATCATTAGCAGAAATTCGAGCTAAACTTAAAGAACAAGAGCAACGCTCTTCCGGTGGCGGACAATCACAAGGTCCAAACCCAATTTACCCATTTTGGAATATTAAAGAAGGCGAGTCGGCAACGATGCGTTTCTTACCTGATGGCGATCAAGACAACACTTTCTTCTGGAAAGAACGTTTAATGATCAAACTTCCTTTTGCAGGCGTAAAAGGTGAAACTGATTCACGTCCAGTACAAGTACAAGTACCGTGTATGGAAATGTATGGCGATAGCTGTTCAATCCTACAAGAAGTACGTGGTTGGTTTAAAGACGCAAGTCTAGAAGACATGGGTCGTAAATATTGGAAAAAGCGTTCATACGTATTCCAAGGATTCGTAACTGATAATCCGTTAACTAACGACGAATCACCAGAGAATCCAATTAGACGTTTCATTATTGGCCCACAGATCTTTCAGATCATTAAGGCAGCATTAATGGACCCAGACATGGAAGAATTGCCAACAGATTATACTGCTGGTGTAGACTTCCGTCTTAATAAAACGTCAAAAGGTGGTTATGCAGACTACGGCACAAGTAATTGGGCACGTAGAGAGCGACCATTAGCAGATAACGAGATGGCAGCTATTGATACTCATGGTTTGTTTAACTTGTCAGACTTCCTTCCTAAAAAGCCTGATGCAACTGCTATTAAAGTAATGCAGGAGATGTTTGAAGCGTCAGTAGACGGTGAAGCATATGATCCTGATCGTTGGAGTAATTACTTCCGTCCTGCAGGTATGCAAGCACGTACAGGCGATCCGCAAAAAGCGGCATCACCACAAGCAACGGCTGTTAGCCAAAGTGCTCCAGTAGCACCGGCACCGACTCCAGCACCTGAGGCAGCACCAGCGGCAGCACCAGTAGCAGAGACAGCACCTGCAGAAGCAGGCGGCCAAGGCGCAAGCGACATTCTAGCAATGATTCGTTCACGTCAAGGTTAATAAACAAACAACCTCTACTAGCTAAACCACAGAGCAGAGATTCACGGTTTACCTGTCAAAACTCTATTGCTAGTAGAGGTGCTTTTTAAAATAGGAGAAAACATGGCTAAATCATTTGATGTTAGTAAGTTCCGTAAGGACTTGACAAAAAGTATCTCAGGCATGAGTGCTGGATTTAATGATCCTACTGATTGGATTTCAACAGGATCATATGCGCTAAACTATCTTATCTCAGGAGACTTCCACAAAGGTGTTCCACTAGGTAAGGTTACTGTGTTTGCAGGCGAATCAGGAGCAGGTAAGAGTTATTTCTGTTCAGGTAACGTTGTAAAACACGCACAAGATCAAGGCATCTTTGTAGTACTAATTGACTCAGAGAACGCACTTGACGAGAGTTGGTTACAGGCTCTTGACGTTGACACTAGTGAAGATAAACTTCTTAAACTAAACATGTCAATGATTGATGATGTAGCAAAAACTATCTCAACATTTATTACAGACTTTAAAGCAATGGACGAAGAAGACCGTCCTAAAGTGTTGTTTGTAATTGACTCGTTGGGTATGTTGCTAACACCTACTGACGTTGATCAGTTTAACAAGGGTGATATGAAAGGTGATATGGGTCGTAAGCCTAAGGCATTGACTTCACTTGTTCGTAACACAGTTAACATGATTGGCTCATTGAACGTTGGACTAGTATGTACTAACCACACATACGCATCGCAAGATATGTTTGACCCAGATGATAAGATTAGTGGTGGCTCAGGCTTTATCTATGCATCAAGTATTGTTGTTGCAATGAAAAAGTTGAAACTAAAAGAAGACGAAGACGGTAATAAGATCTCAGAAGTTATGGGTATTAGAGCTGGTTGTAAAGTAATGAAAACACGCTATGCAAAACCTTTCGAAGGTGTGCAGGTTAAGATTCCTTATGAAACTGGTATGAATCCTTATAGCGGACTTGTTGAATTATTTGAAAAGAAAGGCTTGTTAGTTAAGCAAGGTAATCGACTCAAGTATATTAATTTAGCAGGCGAAGAAGTTCTTGAATATCGCAAGGCTTGGATGATTGGTGGCAAACTTGATTTGATTATGTCGGAATACAACGAGAAAATGTCTCCTGTGGTAAATACCGACGAAGTTGATTCAGAAGAAGCAACTGAAAATCAAATTGAGGAAGCAACCGCAAATGAATGAAGAACACATCAGTGACATCTGGACAATGTTTAAAGAATATGTAGATAAGAAACAAATGGAACTTGTAGCCGAAAAGTTTGTAGATCTATTAGCAGACTAC